GTTTCCGTTCCACGCCTCGCCGACATGGCGCCGCGCGCACGGGTTGCTGGCGACAACGCCGCTGTACGTAAAGCCGAAGCCGCCGAACTTCGCCACGAAGTCCTGAGAGCCGAACACCTCCACGGCGCCCTTGGCTAGAGCGTCGGTGGCAAAGTATCCGTCCTCGAACTCGCCGACCACGAGCACGGCCCCCGTGCCCGCTCCGGTCGCCGGCTCGGGCGGCGCCAAGTCGATGATGACAACACCCTCGATCTCTTTGATGACGGTCAGGGTGGGAACGAACGTGAAGCGGCGGACGAATCCCGACATGCCCAAGACGCTATCACGCGATTTGGGGGCTTACTAGCTGCTGCCGTCCCGCACGTCGGTGAGCAGGACCGGCTTGCGCAAACGCCGGACTTCCCGCAGGTGGACCACGTCCAGCTCCGTCCGCACCTTCACCAGCAGGCGCCGCTCGCCCGCGTACACCGCTTCCTCCGTGTCGCCGAAGCGCTCCGGATCGCCCATCAACGTAGCCCGCACCGGCAAGCACCAGTACGCCTCCGGCCCACGCAGCATCACGCCGGACATGTCCTCGTGCGGATTGAAGAGCGCGGGGAGCAGCGCCGCGATCGCCTCCTGCGTTGGTTCATCGTTCACGAAGAAGTCGACCTGCAGATCCGCAACCAGCTCCGCCGTCTTCCACAGCACCGTGCCGGGCGCATAGCAATCGATCGTGTGCTCGAGCGGCGTAGGCGTGAAGTTATGCGCCTGCTGGTCGCTCGTCGGCACCGTGACGCTGGCGATCGGATAGTTGAGCTCGGCGTTGCGCGGGAACTTGAACAGCACGCCGTTCAGGTTGAACCGATTCTCTTTGCCATCGTCGCCGGCGCTGATCGTGAACGTCGCTCGCTTGAGAAACTCCGCGACCGTCTGCTTCGCGGCGTTCTGCGCGTCGGTGCGCGGCGCGCGCATCAGCGGGTAGGCAAACGAGTCAGCGTTCTTGATTACTTCGCCGGTCACTTCAGCTCTCCTAGCTCGCGGCCTACCTCTTCTTGAATGATCGCGTCCATGCGCGCCATCGCCTTCTCGAAGAAGTGCCGAGGCTCGATGCCCTCTTCCGAGATCTGCCGCGCGACGTTGAATGCAATGCTACGCGCTTCGGACTCGCTCACGCCAAACTTGCGGACCGCCCACTCGATCAGCGGCTCGAGCGGCGGAAAGAAGGGTCGCGTGCCGTTGTTGATCGGCGCGGCGTGCGGCGCGTCCACCACGATCGCTGCCCCGATCGGTGTCGGCTCGGCTCGCACGCTTTGCCGCAGCTTGCCCGTGTTGACCGCCGGATACGGCTCGGCCTTGTCGATCTCCTCCACCACCACGCCCACGCCCCGCATGGCGGCCGAGCGCAGCCCCTTCACCACCGCCTCCTTCACCTTGGGCGGTTGCTGGTTCAGGTACTTGGCAAATTCTGCCGGCGTCACCGCTTGTAAACCCTCTGCGGCCGCGACACCTGGCCGTCTTTACCTCGGCTCTTGTCCTGCGCAGAGAGTCGCAAAATCCACTGGAAATTCTCGGCGTCGTGGTCCGGAACCTGCCGCAGCACGAAGCGCCGGCGGAGGCCTGGCTGGCCGTCGCGCGCGTCGCGGACGATCTCGTAGAAGGCCTCGCGCCCCTCGCCCAGTGGTTGTTTCACGTGAAACGCCGTTAGGAGCTGCTCCTCGGTGTAGCGCGTGGAAACCTCTGAAACTTCGACGTAGCCGCGGTCTGTTTTGCCGCCCGGCTTGTTCTCGAACCGGATCCCCTTCAATCGGACCAGCGGGGTGGGCAGGAGCTCGACCTCGCTTTCAACGGTCGGATCGCCCCGGCCCACCTCTCCACCGCTCCACTTCACCACCACCGCGAACACGCGGTACGGCCGCAGCCCAGCGTTCGTCTCGAGCTGCCGCAGGCCGTCCACCACACCGGCAAAGCCAGCGACGATTGAGCGTCCGGGGTTGGGGTTGGGCCCGAGCTTGGTCACCCGGTCACCCTCGCGTTCCGCCCTCCGCTGCTGCCGCCCAAGATCTCCATTGCGGAGAACGGGTTGGGGCCGACCCCCAGATCGTTGGCGAGCACGAGCGCCCACCACACGAGCTCGCGCCGGAGCATGGGCAGCTCGTTCATGTTCACCTTCAGATTGCCCAGCTGCTCAGCAGAGAGCCGCGAGCGCGCCTCGCCCAGCTGATGCTCGATGCTCTCGAGCTGGCAGAGATCTTTGCGCACGCTCTCGAGCGCCGCGTTCGTCACGCGATCGAATGCTCCCTCCAGCAGGTACATCGGCTGCGAGCTCGCCGGGAAGCCGAGCTGCACGCTGTACGCCAGCGAAGTCCAATCCGGGTATTCGAGGAAGTGCTTGATCCTCGAACGCTCGGTTTGGTTGAGCGGGACGAGCTGCGCCACGTTACTGCGCTACGCTCACCGGGTTGCCGAGTTGATCTTCGCCGAGCTGCACTCCAGCGATCGGCGCCCACTCGAAGCCCTGCTGCTGCAGGTGCTGCATGTCGTGCGTGAGCGGCGACACGATGCACCCGAGCGGCAGCGTCGTTACGTACGCCGAGGGCGACACGTAGCGCATGTCCTTCGGACCCGCCGTGATCTTGAATTGCGCGTCGGGACTCTGCATCAGCTGGCGCGACGCCGCGCCTTGCTTGGCAACGTTCACACGCCGCTCCTGCTCCTGCAGCACCGCGACATAAACGAAGTGCCACTTCGGATCGTCTTTCGTCTGCGCCGCGATCTCGAGCAGGTCGTGATCGTCGGCACGCATGATGCGCACGCGATCGTCCTCGGTGAGCTGGCCAGCCGCGTGCGCCGCAGCGCGCGCCGCCTCCTTCGCTTCAGCAGCCTGCTGCGCTTCACGCGCGCGCTTCGCTTCGGCGTTGGCCTCGTCCTCGCGCTCCTTCCGCTCGCGCTCCTGCGCGTCCGCTATCAGCTTCGCCTCGAGCTCGGCGTTCTGCGCGGCAAGCGCGGCCGCGTCACTCTCCGGATCCGGCGGCTGCGTGTCGTTCGCTTCCGACTTCTCCGGCTTCTCGTTCACCGGGTTGGTCGCTTCGCTGTCAGGGCCAGCACCACCACCAGCAGGATCGCCAGTCTCCACAGTTGCGTCAGGTCCGCTTGACTCAGCATCGGGCCCTTCTGCTGCCTTCGGTGGCGCGGTGAGCACCTCTTCCACAGCGGCCAGCAGCTCCGCTTTCTTCATGTCGTACCGACCAGGGATCTCGAGTCGCTGCGCCTCCGCGAACAGCTCGTCCTTGGTCATCTCTTCCAGCGGCTTGGTGGTCGGCTCGGCCATGGTGTCCAAAAGCCTATCACCAAAGCGAAACCCCGGACCAGCACCAGGCCGATCCGGGGTTCCTACGGGTGCGCAACGCCCGCGCTTTCCGGCGCAATTTGGAATCTCGCTTACGCGCCTTCGATCACGACGGCACGCTTGAAGCGCGCCGAGTCACCGGACAGCGCGTCGCTCGGAACGCCGAAGTCACCAGACCAGCTCCAGGTCTGATCGACTACCTGCTGCAGCTTGTCCTGCGGCGCGCGCAGGATGTAGCGAATGCGCTGCGCCATCACCGTGACGCCGCCGTTGATCAGCGAGAACTCGCCGATCCGACCGTTGACGCCCGCCTCGGTCACGAACTTGGATTCATCCAAGTACTTCTCGATGATGGCGCCGCCGCCGGTCACGAGCGTGCGCCGGATGGCCACGCCGTTGGCGTTCACGATCTCGCCGCCGAGCTCCTGCGCCATGATCGCGCCGCCGGCGCCGCCCGCAACGGCTTGCGTGCGAACAACCGTCGACTGCTCGGGCATCTGCGTGTTGCGGAAAAACGTGCAGCCCACGCAGGTACCGATCACAAAGTCTCGGTACTGCTCGCCGCCGGAGCCGCTCTGGTGCAAGCGCTGCCAGTGGTTGTCCTGGAAGATCTGGCTTTCCGCCGTCGGATCCAGGTGCACGTGGTACGTGCCATCGGGGTGCGGCGGCACGTTCGCCGAACGCAAGCGCGCGACCGCTTGGATCACGTCGTTCAGCGTCAGGATGTTGGCCGACGTGAGCGCGTCGACCGTCGCGCCGGCACCGATGCGCAGGCGCCGCGCACGAGCCGCGCTGAGCACCGCGGTACGAGCCGCCGGCGTGCCGGTGAGGCCAGTACCGAGCAAGAGCACGCCCGGCCCGAGCGGGAACAGGGGGTTACTCGGCACGAAGCCGATCACCGTGTTGGCCGGCTCGACACCACCACTGAAGGTGATGGCCAGCGGGTTGCTCGCGCTCACGGCCGACAGGCGACCGTTCTGCAGCGCCTGCGTGAAGCCGTTGAGCGTGTCGACCTGGATCGAAGTCGCCGTTGCAACGCCCGCCGCGGTGAGCATGGCTTCGCCGGAGAGGTACGGGACGAACAGCGCGTTACGCGCCAGCCGGTCCAACGTCTGCGCGGCGTGCAAGCCGAGCGACGCGGTGTTGCGCAAGAACAGCGACGCGATGGCCACGTAGCTGGACGGCATGTTCGTGGGGATCGTCTTGCCGTACTGACGGGCTTCGACTTCCCACTGCTCGGTGGCGTACTCACCGACCGTCGGATCCTGACCAGGAACCAGCGGATCGATGTCCACCGGGATCAGGCCGGCACGGGTGAGGACGGCGCGCTCGCCGATGTTGGCCAACCACACCTCGGGGTTGGCTTCGCCTCGAAACACCAAACGGGGATA